TGAAATTAATTGAAAAAAAGAAGATTTTAACAAAATGAACTGAGCATAAATGTTACAAAAAAGGGAAAAAAATGAATCAAACAAATTTAATATTTATAATGAAATTAACAATAAATCCTATATTATTAGAATATTTTGTCAATTTTTTCAAGGAAAAAAAAACGGTTTTTATTTATTTAAATTATTAATTTAATATTTTGATCTCTTAAAATTTTATAAATATATCTAAAATATAAAATAAACCATTTTTATAGGGAGACAGACTAATGGCAATTCAAGTAAGTCCAGGCGTAAATGTATCGGAAATTGATCTTACAACAACAATTCCTCCAGTATCCACTACTGTTGGTGGTATTGCTGGTGTATTTCCATGGGGCCCCATCGGCGAAGCAACACTTGTAACAAGTGAAACCGATCTTGTCAATAAATTTGGCGCACCTACATCGTTGAATCCTGAAACATTTATGACAGCATCGAGCTTTTTGGCATATAGTCCAGCTCTTTTCGTCTCTCGTGCTGCAAATACTACAAACACGGCTGTAGCAGCTTTCAATGCTGTTGCAAACGTTTCTACTGCCAATGTTTCCAACTGCGTAGTAAAGAGCGCAACCGATTATTATGCAAATGGTGTAACAGGAAAGCCTTTGGATCCAAATGCCCTTTTTGTTGCCAGATATCCAGGCGCAATCGGCGATTCTTTGCAAATTAGCATTTGCGACAGCACAAACGCATATAGCTCAACGGTAAATCTTATGTCTTCCAATGCAACAGTTGCAGTAAATGGTAGCATAAACATTGCAATCGGTTCAAATTCTGCCCTTCTTTCCTTCACTGCAAATACAACGGCAGCCGATGCAAATACTTATGCAACTACTGTAAAATCTGCATTGACAAATGGCGACATTGTAACAGTTGGCAATTCAACGATTGGTACTCAAAATTTGCAAATCAATTCGATAACACAAACATCGAATGCTACAGGCGGTTACATTACTCTTGGATTTACTTCGAATTATTTGAAATCGACTGCATTTGCTGCAAACACTACAGTCAATGGAAATTCTTCGGTTGTTACATTGACGCGTGGTTGGCAATATGCCGGTCTTGTATCGGCACCAACTACTTCTCAATGGGTTCAACAGTATGGAAATACTTCAGCTATCGATACTATGAGCGTAGTTATAGCGGATCAGGGAGGTCTTTTCACTGGTGTTCAAGGACAAGTTTTGGAAGTATACAATAATGTATCGCGTGCGGTAGATGCACAGAATACCAATGGTACACCAAATTATTATAAGACAGTTATAAATCAAAATTCAAAATATGTTTGGTTTGCAAACGATAGAAGTGGTGCAGCATCGGCTAATTCGAATGTGTTGGCATCTTCTACAAATCAAGCACCAGCTACATTGAGAATGGTTGGCGGCACCGATGGTTCGAACGAAAGCAGTATGGGCACAAATCAATTTGTAGATTTGGCAAATGCATATGATTTGTATAAAGATACAACAATACCAGTATCTTTGTTGATGCAAGGAAAACCAGTTGGTGGTTCTTCTGGCACATACAATAATTTCCAATTGGCAAATTATCTCATCGACAATATTGCTACAGTCAGAAAAGATTTGGTAGTATTCATCACGCCAGACGATCAAGTTGTAGTTCAAAATCAAACAAATATAGCACAATCTTTGGTTGGTTGGGCAGGAACAGTCCATGATACCACATATGCTGTAATGGATAGCGGTTACAAATACATGTATGATCGTTATAACGATGTTTATCGCTATGTTCCTTCAAACGGAGACGTTGCAGGACTTTGTGCTAGAACAGATCAAACAAACGATCCATGGTGGTCACCAGCTGGATTCAATCGTGGACAAATTAAAAACATTGTAAAATTGCGTTGGAATCCAACACAAGCGGATCGCGATATTCTTTATCCAAATGCTATCAATCCATTAGTAACATTTCCTGGTCAAGGAACTATACTTTATGGAGATAAAACAGCAAATCCTGCACCTTCAGCATTTAGCAATATCAACGTTCGTAGATTGTTCATTGTTCTTGAGAAAGCAATTTCTATTGCTTCTAGATATTATCTCTTTGAATTCAACGATGCATTTACACGTTCGCAATTTGTCAATTTGATTACACCATATTTGAGAACAGTTCAAGGTAGAAGAGGTATTACAGATTTCTCGGTTGTATGCAACGAGAGCAATAATCCTCCTGCTGTAATCGATGCAAATCAATTTGTTGGGGATATCTATATCAAACCAAATCGTTCCATCAATTATATTCAATTGAATTTCTTTGCTGTTCCAACTGGTGTTCAATTCAATACCATTGTATCTGGCTAATAAATATATAAAAGAATAGGAGCAAAACAATGGCATTCAATATAAATTCATTTCTCTCACAGGGTCTTATAGGCGGTGGTGTAAGACCTTCGCTTTTCGATGTTGTTATAATTTTTCCTGCGCTTGCTTCCAATAATAATTCAGCAGCAAGCGTAACTTCTTCACCAACTGGCAGACTTCAATTTACTTGTAGTGCTACATCTATACCGGAAGCCACCGTTGGCTCTATTCCAGTATCTTATTTTGGTAGAAAAATAAAATTGGCTGGCGATAGAGTATATCAAGATTGGACTGTTTCTATTATGAACGATGAAGATTATGTGGTTAGAGATGCGCTTGAATCATGGTCATTTTTGATAAATTCTCCAGTAGGTAATATACGAAGCACTAGCGATATATCTCAATTTATCGCTGGTTCTAATAATAATAGTTATAAACAAGATGCTTATATAACATCGTATAAAAAGGATGGTTCTATTCTTGCAACTTATAATATGATTGGAATATATCCAACCACTGTACAAGCTATGGGGGTAGATTGGAGCACAAATGATCAAATACAACAATATCAAGTACAATTCGCATATGATTATTGGATGCCAGCAAATACGCCTGTTCAATCCAATTCATATCAAGCTTCACAAATAGTATAATTGAAAAAAAGAAATAATATAATATGAGACTTTTTGGTTTCGAATTCAAACGACAAGAACAACCCGATACGGCACCATCATTTGCTCCAAAAGAACAAGATGATGGCGCTGTAGTTGTTGCAGCCGGTGGTTCTTATGGAACATATGTCGATCTTGATGGAACTGTAAGAACAGAAGCCGAACTTGTTACCAAATATAGAGAAATGTCATTGCAACCAGAAATAGATGCTGCTGTAGATGAAATAACAAATGAGTGTATAGAGATTGCTGAATCCGATATAGTTGATATCAATTTAGACGATTTAGACGATATTTTATCCGATAAAATAAGAAAATTGATAACTGAAGAATTTTCAAATACACTTAAATTATTGAATTTCAATAAATTTGCATATGAAACGTTTCGCCGTTGGTATATAGATGGTCGTTTGTATTATCATGTTATTATAGACGATAAAGATATAAAATCTGGCATCAAAGAACTTAGATATGTCGATCCAAGAAAAATTAGAAAAATTCGTGAAGTAACTAAGAAAAAAGTTCCAGGCGGCGAAAGTTCTGAATCTGTTGTGCCCAAAGTTCAAAATGAATATTATATATTCAACGATAAGGGCTTCAACTATGGCAATATATCAGTAG